GGTGATTGTGAATAGAGATGAATTTAACAGGCTTTACACATGCAACATAACACCAAGCGCGCGCGATATTGATATTGATGAAAAATTAAGGCGATATTATGAATCTGCTGAAAAAGCTGGTAGCAACCATGAAGTTTCAAGGTTATGGTTCGAGTTTGTAAAGTGGTGCAAGGATTGCGGATATTCGAATAGTGAAATTAATCTTGCTAAGCGCAGACTGTCAAAATAACAACGCCCCGCCCTGCGCGGGGTTTTTTGTTAGAATTGGGGTATGTTTTGAGTGACTTGCGGGTGAATTATGGCAGGCGAAAACGGACGCCCCACCAAGTATCAAAAGGCTTATGACGAGCAGGCGCGGAAGTTGTGCTTGCTTGGTTATACGGATGTTCAGTTGGCCGATTTCTTTGGTGTGGCTGAATCAACAATTCATAAATGGAAGCTTGACTTTCCAAGCTTTTCAGAGTCCTTAAATGCTGGCAAGGCAAATGCAGATGCAGAGCTGGCATTGACTTTGTATGAGCGCGCAAAAGGCGGGAAACGCATTGTAAAACAAAAGGTTGCTGACGGTGCAATTGTTGATCTTGAGGAGGAATTGCCGCCTGACACAACCGCGATTATCTTCTGGTTGAAGAATAGACAGCCTAAGTTGTGGCGGAATAATCCAGAGCAAGAGGAAGCGAAAGAGCAAGCGCCAATCGAGATCAAGATTGTGGATGCGAGGAAGCCAGAGTGATTGAGCTATCACTAACCAAGCCTCAACAGGACTTTGTATTCTCTAAGGCCACCAACCCTGCAATCATTGGCGGCCTAGGAAGCGGCAAGACTCGAGCGGGAACGATCAGGGCAATATTGCGGATGCTTGAGGGGAGAGGCTTAAATGTCGGTTATTACATGCCGACATATGATCTTTTAAAGCTGAGGGCGATGCCAGGAGTTGAGGAGGATTTAACGCTTCTTGGCCTCAAGTTTAAGACGAATATGTCTGATTACATGATTACCGTTGACGGGTTCGGTAGTATTATTTTCCGCTCATACGACCGACCAGAAAGGATCGTGGCTTACCAAACAGCTCACAGTATAGTTGACGAGATCGATACGTTAAGCAAAGAAAAAGCCGCGCTAGTGTGGCGTAAAATTACCGAACGTAACCGCCAAAAATCCGCCACACCAAACAGTATCGGGTGCGTAACAACACCAGACCAAGGGTTTAGCGGGTTTGTTTATGATCGCTGGGTCACTCGTGGCGATGAAACTACCGAGTTAATCAAGGCTGCAACGACTTCAAATCCGTACCTGCCTGATGATTACGTAGAGAACATCCGGCGCAACTACGATCCAGCCCTGGCAGATATGTACATTAACGGTGAGTTTGTAAGCCTCACGGCCAACAAGGTTTATCACTACTTCAATCGCAAAGACCATCACACTGACCGTACCATTAAGGGCGGTGACGCACTACATGTTGGACTTGATTTCAACGTTGGCGGGTGTTGCGCGACTGTTTTTGTGGTGGACGGTGAGACTGCTTTTGCAGTTGATGAGTTTGTTAGTCACGACACGAAAGACTTTATTAACGGACTGGCAAAGTACCGCGATAATCGCGTTACCGTCTACCCTGACGCCAGTGGCAGATCTGGGCGAACTAATGCTAGTGCATCAGACATAAGCATTATTGAGTCGGCAGGCTATTCAGTTGATGCGCCTATGGCTAACCCGTTCATACGTGATCGAGTTAATGCCGTAAACGCGCGGTTCAGCCACGGACTTTTATTTATTAACACGGATCAATGCCCTAAGCTCACGCAGGCGCTAGAAACTCAAGGGTATAATGAGCGCGGGGAACCGGAAAAATTTAATTCTCACCCAGCGATCGATGACTGGAATGATTCGCTTGGGTACTGCATCCACCGATTATTCCCAATCATTCGCCCAGCAACAAATTTCGCAATCTCATGGGGTTAATATGCCATACCGTATCAAAGGCACACTAAAACTACCGAGCGGCCAACCGGCTGCTGGTATTGATATTGAGTTCATTAGTCGCCGAAATTACTCGCCGTTGCTGATGGACTTATCCAGCATTATTAAGACCACATCTACCGGCGCATATGACATAACTCTGGAATATGGCGAATATGCTGTTATCGTGTATTGGGGATGTAATCAGCCATCACACATCGGTAAGCTGTTTGTGTTTAGTGATACTGCTACAGGGCTTGATCTGCAAACGCTATTACAGCAAGCCGACTGGCAGCCAGCAACGCCGGAATACATTCAGCAAATTCAGGATTGGTTAGCGCAAGCTGGCGCCTCAGCTTCACAGGCTGTTAATTCTGCCGCTTCCGCAAAGGCTAGCAATGATGCATCAAAGTCAGAAGCTGATAGAGCAAAAGCTGAGGCCGACAAAGCATCTCAAGCGGTCATTGATTCAGCGGTGCCATTCCCTGATGTGTGGATCCCGTTTAATGACAGCCTGCGCATGCTCGCCGGTTATGGCCGCGATGTGAAAGTTGGTGACGATGTAGTTGCGCGAATGGTTAATTTTGAGCGCAGTACAACTGCAACCTATATCGACAAGTCAGGCGTTCTGCGTACAGCCGTCATCAATGAGCCACGCTTTGAAAAGCAAGGTTTGCTGATGGAGGGGCAGAGTACTAATTTATTTTTAAACTCGGAAACCGGTGTAACACAAACAATTTCAACTCAGGCAGGAAAATACACACTGTCTTTTTTTGGGGTAGGAACCGTTACCATATCAGGATCTGGTGTGGCCACTCTTGTTGGCGGAGGGGTGGCCAGTAGAGTTTCCGTTACAGTTGATTGCTCTGTCGGTAATGCCCTGCTAACCGTGTCGGGTGCAATATCAAAAGTGCAATTTGAAGCGCTTCCATTTGCATCGTCTTACATCCCCACAAATGGCGCAGCCGTTACACGCGCTGCTGATAAGTGCTGGATACAATACGACAACAACCTGACACCTAATGCTAGATCATCATTCACAATATCTGCGGTTGTTGATGCAATGTCTGTATCAGGCAGCCCTGCTTCACTGATAGATGCTTTAGACATTACGCCGAATGTGGGTTTATTTATTAGTAGTGGTGGTAACTATGACAATCGTGTGTTTGATTCAATAGCAAGTATTCCAATGATACATCCGCAGGGCGCAACTGTCAGAGTTGGTTTGGCCTATGATGGGAAAACAGGGCTGGTGCGAATTTTCTCTGGAGGAACGATTCGCAGTGCATCAGTTGAGATAGCCGACAAAATTCGATCTGGCGGCTCAATAGGTTTCATGTGCAGAGCCGGAGCTACATCGCGTAATGCTTATGGCCACATACGTGATGTACGAATCTGGCACCACGCACTTTCTGACGCTCAAATCAAAGGACTAAAATAATGAAACCACTCTATCTACGATTCGATAACAAGCAGGCGGCACATGATGCGCTGCTAGCTAATGGTTTTGAGTTGACTGAGGATGGCAGCCTTTATCACTCTCAATGCGAAATTGACATTGTTGGTGTAATTGCAGGTAAGCCAATTCTGGACGACTTTTTTGAGGTGATAGGCAATGAACCTAACTTGCCTGGCTATCACATCAACTTGCTAGTTCCTGATGATTACACTCCACCGGAGTCGGCGGCGGTAATGCAGGTAAAAACTCCAGTCAGCAAATGGGCTGGCTATGAGTAACTGATATAATCCCCCCAAACACGGGGGATTTTTTATGAAAGTTGATTACCAGCATCCTGATTATGTAGCATTCAAGCCGCGCTGGGACATTGTTGATGATGTTTCCGGTGGGCCATATGTCATGCAGCAAAAAGCCGGCGATTATCTACTGAAAATTGCTGATATTCAGAACGCGACAGATGCGCAATTACTCATGGCGCAAAAGCGTAACCAGCAATACCACACGCTGGCGCGGTTTAGTGGGTTTACCGGGTCGACAGTGACAGGATTTGTCGGACTCATGTTTATGCGCGAGCCTGAATTGTCAGCGCCTGAGCAAATCGCCGACCTATTGAATAACATTGATGGATCTGGTGTGACACTCGAACAGCAAGCCAAGTCCGCAGCTGCTGAGGTGGTTAAAAACAGTCGGGTGTTCATCTGGGCGGATTATCCGGCGAATGTCGGCCAGCTATCTAAGGCCGAGCAGGAAAAGCTAAATATTCGACCAGTCATCAATAAGTGCGATGCTGAAGACGTGATCAACTGGCGCATGGAGCAAGTGGGCGGGATTAAGCAACTCACTCTAGCTGTAATTCCTGAGCTGTACGTTACCGAAGATGACGGATTTGAGCAGAAAACCAAGCCGCAATGGCGCGTGTTGCGGATGCGTGACCGTGTTTATCATGTTGAGGTGTATCGCAAGGGTGAGCGAGGGCAATTCGTGCTGGTTGAGGATGTCATCCCGACTGACGGCCACGGCAAAGCATGGGAATACATCCCAGCTACGTTCTGTGGGGCGGTGAATAATGATGCCACGCCTGATGATCCAATGATGGAGGAAATCGCCCACCTGAATATCGGGCATTTCCGCAACTCGGCAGACCTTGAGATTTCATCATTTGAGATGCGCCCTACCATTGGCATTAAGATGTCGAAGCAGTGGTATGACGACGTGATGAAAGGTCAAATCACTATGGGTGGGGCCATTCCGTTACAGTCGGACGGCGGCGGGATCGAAATGGTGCAGGCGTCACCAAACGACCTCGCGCTAAAACTAAAGGACGACAAAAAGGCGGACATGATCGCCCTCTGTGCTCGCATCATCGAGCCGCAGCGCACACAGCGCACGGCTACCGAGGCAACAGGAGACATGATTCAGTACACGTCTCGCCTGTCCGGCGCGGCTGATAACCTGTCGTCTGCGTACACCTTCGCATTGAACTGCATGGCGCGGTACATGGGCCTGCCAGAGGATTGCGTTTATCAGCTGAATACCGATTACAACACCAATGCGATGTCTGCACAGGAGCGGCAGCAGTTGATCACCGAGTGGCTGCAAGGCGCGGTGAGTGACTACGACTACTGGCGTAACCTGACGGCACAGGGCGTTGTGACTGATGAGTTTGACGAGTGGCAGGCATCAATGGAGGCAAGAAAGCCGATCGGTGTGAGTGGTGGTACCCTCACAGATGAGGGAACCATAAGCTAAACGTGTGATTAAAATAAGAAAAAGGGGCGAAAGCCCCTTTGTTTATAAGAAAATTATCTTGCATATGGCTATCACTTGCATTAATGCTGCAATGAATGCAAGTGCTGACAGTAGCTTAAATGGGATGTTGAATGATGGCGTTTCATTTTCATTACTCCAATTCCACAGAATCATTGCGAATGCAAGATCGAAAACAAGATAGATCAACGTTGATGATAGTTCACCCATCACAAAACCCCCTTCATTTTCAGGTAGACGATTGCGGCGGCGCGGAGTGGGTTTGTGTGTTCACAAAACGCATTACTAGCAAACGAAAGATCCCACCCTCCATTCCAGCTCTCAGCAAAACAAGCTGTCCAGCCTTCACCAATCTCGGTTTTAATCAGGCTAATCCCATTTGCAAACACAATCGGCATCATCACGGCAGGGTCGTTGCAGTAGTCATTAATAATAAACCCCCTCAGCTCATCACTTGAGTACCACTGATAAATTTTGTCTTTATTTTCTCCTGACTCATGATAGCTTTCTGAAATATCGTTAACTTCAGCCGTAACCATCACATTAATCTGCTGGTCAGTAAGCGCATTGATTTCTTCGTTAGTCATTTCTTGATTCCTTGATGAAGATTACGGATGTGTTGTCTTTACGCTCACAGCTCCAGCACGGAATATCTTTTGCGCGTAGCGACTGACAAAGTGATCCGTCGTAATCAAAGTGGCATTCTGTGCAGTCGCCTGACTCGTGCGGTTGCGCCACTAACACCGTCCCATCATCCAGCGTGATTGTGTTTTGGTCTGGGGAGATTTTCATTCTTAATCCTCACTAACTCGTTATCTGATATAATCCATACTACATACAATCGGCACAGTATACAAGATGAAAATAGATAAAATTCACACAGGGCAAAGTATCGTTGATTACGCGCTAGAGATGGCGATCTGGGCTAATCAGATTGCGTACGGGCAGATTGGTGACATCAATCAAGTGCTCGACCAGCTGGAAAAGCAGATTGCAGCCATCGTTTACGCGCTAGACACTGATGACATCGGGTCGCTCAATAAAAATACCGTTACGCGCCTGCTGTCTGACCTGCGCAACGCTGAGGCGGCAGCCATGTCGCAGCAGCTAACGGAGACGGTATCGACTATAGGTCAGATGACAAACATCATCGGCGCGGCAGAAGTGGCGGTGCTGACCAAACTAACCAAGCGGCAGATCAAGGCACTTACCGATCCGTTTAAAGTGGCGCTCGATACGCCGATTGCGGCAGTCGGTGAGATGCTGTCGGGATTCGTTGAGGGGTTGGAAAGTACGGTTAGTTCCAAATTGGAACGCACCATCCGCACGGGCATGGCAAATCACTGGACGCTGCAAGAAACTGTCCGTGCCATGAAAGATAATTTCGAGACTATCAAGCGGCGCGATGTTGAATCGGTGGTGCAGACGGCCTGTCATCATGCGTTTGAATCCGCGCGAATGGCGGTTTATAAGGCCAACAAGATCGAGCAAGTGCAGTGCGTGATTACGCTGGACACAAGGACTTGCCGCAATTGCTTTTCACTGGGCGGAATGATTGTCGATATTGACAAGGCGCCGCGCTATCCACTCCACCCGCGCTGCCGGTGCGTGACCATTCCATACCTGCCTGAGCTAGCCGAATATGACGATGGGGCAACACGGGCGAGTATTGGCGGATATGTGGATGCGAATACATCAAGTTTTGACTGGTTCAGCAAGCATGATCGTGCGTGGCTGGATGATGTCTTTGGGCCAATCATTGCGGCAGTCATTAAAAAGCCACGCATGACGGAAGAGAAATTCCGCCGATTGACACTTGATAAACAATACCGACCGCGCACGATTAAACAAATTACACAAAAAGCTGAGCAAATGGGCTTGCTATAATAGGCTCGAAATTATTTGGTATAATGCACCGCATCGGTACGGTGTACTATTTTTGGAGTTTGTGACTCATGAAGTTTCGCAATCAGTTTTTGAAATACATGGCCCCGCAAGAAGGTGAAGGCGGCGAAGGCGCTGCGCCAACTGGCAGCGAAGGAAAAGAGCAACAACCTGAGCAGGTTGATGTAAAAGCACTACAAGATGAATTAGAGCGACTGCGTGCGCATCACGACAAGCTGCTGACTGAAACCAAGGCAGCAAAGGCTGAGCGCCAGCGTCAAGAAGAAGCGGCGCGACAAGCAGCAGAAGAGGCGGCGCGCAAGTCTGGCGATGTGGAAGCGCTGGAGAAAAGCTGGCAAGGCAAGTATTCAAAACTGGAAAGCGAAGCGAAAGAGCGCACTGAAAAGCTGCAATCGCAGATTAATTCGATGCTGGTGGATAGCGTGGCCTCAACAATGGCACTTGAATTGGCCGTCGAGCCGGAAGTAGCCGATCTGCTGGCTGAGCAAATTAAAAAGTCATTGGGCGTAACTGAGCGTGACGGTAAGCTGATTACAGCAGTGCTGGAAGATGGCAAGCCGTCAGCGATGACGATTGATGAACTTAAAAAATCAGTGCAGACTAATCCAAAGTTTGCGCGATTAGTGAAAGGATCTCCGGCCAGCGGTGCAGGCTCAGGGGATAGTAAGCCGTCCGGCGGTGCTGGTGGCAGTGGCAGCGGTTCAATGGTGGATCGCGCGCGTGAAATTCTAAAAAACCACAAGTAACCACGGAGAGAAATAAATGAGCTTAATCGTATTTCAGGATCAAGTATCTACCGCAGCAACTGAGCTGGTAGCCCAAGAAGTTGAAAAGTTTAACGCAGCTTCCGGCGGCGCGTTAGTGCTGGGCGGTGCTGACCATATCGGTGATTACATCGAGCGCACCAGCTGGCAGCTGATTGGCAACCTGGCGCAGCGTCGTAACGCTTACGGCTCTGGCTCGCTGAATGCACAGCAAATGGGACAAATCCTTGATCGTATGGTTAAGGTAGACGGTCGCGTTGGCCCAATCGAAGTTACCCCAACCATGTTGAAGCGCCTTGGTAAGGACGTATCAGAGGCGGCAGCAGTTGTTGCAGCTCAGGCGGCGGCAGCAATGATGCAAGACTACCTTAATGCTGGCGTTGCAGCGCTCAAGACTGCCACCGGAAAAACTGCTGATTCATTCAAGGATCTGTCAGGTGCCAAGGCGTCTCCGGTCAAGCCGACTCTGCTGGGCTTAAACCAAGGTTCTCGCCTGTTTGGTGATGCTTACAGCCGAATTGTCACTTGGATCATGGATGGTGCAACTTTCCACGATTTCGGTGATGAGGCTATGAAGAACGCCACCAACTTGTACCGCATCGGTGATGTAAACGTGATGCAGGATCACATGGGTCGCCGATTCGTAGTGTCTGACATTCCTGCATTGTTCGATACCACTGGCGGGGCAGCACTGCAAAGCTGCTTAGGCTTGACCACTGGCGCACTGGCTGTTCAGACGTCACCGCTGATCATGAAGGCGCAAGACATCCTGCTGAACGAGAACATCAAGACCGTAATGCAAGGTGAGTACGATTTCACCGTTGGCATTAAAGGCTATCAGTTCAAGGACGGCGTTAAGTCTCCAACTGACGCTCAACTGGCAACCGCTGCTAACTGGACTCGCATCTCAACCAGTGTAAAAGATACTGCTGGCGTGCAAGTGGTGTTCGGCGCGAAAGCTGCTTAACACCGGACAGCAACAACCAGCCAGTGAAAACTTGCTACAATAGCCCCATTATCGGGGCTATTTTTTTGGGTGAAATATGGCACTAATCGGATACGCGACAGAGCAAGAGTTAACCGAATACGCTGCGGATCGCGGTATTACGCTAGGCGATAGCAAGAATCCAGCGCAGCTGCTTACACTGTCACTGGACTACATCGAGTCATTCGAACCTGAGTTGGACGGGCAGCGCAAGGAAGCGGATCAGTTGCTTAGTTGGCCGCGCACTATTTGTAGTGGTATCGTGCCAATCGCTATTAAGCAGGCGCAGATAATTGCAGCCATTGAGATCGACAAAGGCACTCAGCTGTTTAACGTGGCTGACGGTGCGCAACTTAAAAGTAAAAAGACCGGGCCAATAGAGAAAGAGTATTTCGCTCCTGCTGATGCAGTGACGACAGTGCCGCAAATTGATGCGCTGATGTCGCCATTTAAGCGCGGAAGTGGGTTCTTTGGCATGGTGACGCGCGTATGAGCTACCAACAAGACGCTAAAGAGGCTTATGCTGACATCCTAGAAGATGGTGCGCTGATGACTATTAGGCGCGTTACTCTGGGCGAGGATGACTTAACCGGCGACACTACCGAGCAGATCACCGATCAGCGCCTGCCGTGTATTGTGCTGCCAGATAAAGCGGTATTATCTGATGGCGTTATCGCTGGAAGCCTGACCGCACAGAAGTCACGCAAATGCATCGCGGCGGCCCATGGCGCTAAATTCGTGCCAGCTAATGGCGACAAGCTAGAGTACAGCGGCCAGTGGTGGACGATTTTAGGTTGTTCGCCGCTTAACCCTGATGGCAAAACCAATATCATTTTTGAATTTGGCATTCAGCAATGAGCAGAGCAGGATCATTTTCCTTCCAGCTTAGAGGCGCGTGCGATGCCATAAAAGAGGAAATCATCCAGAAGCAAAACCGGATCATCCTCAAGCTATTTAGCGCTTTCGTGACGGATAGTCCGGTTGATAAAGGCTCGTTCCGTGGTAGCTGGTTTGTGTCATATGGATCGCCAAACCTAGAGCTGAAATATGATGCGCCAGAAAATGGCATTTCTAAATCAGCAGCCACGCAGGCCAGCATTGATCGCATGGTCGGCTTTCTGGCTGGATTCAATGGCGGCACGCTGTGGATCACGAACAACCAGCCGTACGCGCAAAGGCTCGAATATGGCTGGTCTAAGCAAGCACCGGAAGGGATGGTGAGACGCAATATTGCTCGGTTTAATGAGATTGCGAAGAGGGCTTAATGAACCACTACCTTGAATCACGCGCCGCAATTGTTACGGCGCTAAAAGCAGTGATTGGCGAGATACCGCTTTACACTGAGAACAAGCCAGCGCCTGCCAGTGGTGAATACATTCAGTTCTGGTACGACCCTGCCAGCAGATCAGCCGCAACGCTGGGAGAAGGTGGACAGGATGAATTAACCGGCTTTGCGCAGATCGATGTCGCATACGAAAGCGCTGGCGGATTTAAGCGACCGCTTGAGCTGCTGGGCATTGTCGAATCAGCGTTTAACCTTTCGCGCCAATTAACCTACGGATCGACCACGGTTAACATCACTGGATTGGACGTATCACCGGCGCGTAACGATGACAGTAACCGGTTTATCCGTAGCGTAACCGTGTACTACCGATACCGAAAAAGTCGCGTGTTATAATGCGCATAGTTAGCTAACTGAGGAAAAGATAATGGCCACTGGCGCAAACGTAACTGTCTATTTCGTAAAAGAGACCACACCAGGCGTTACCCCTGCAACTCCAGCATGGAAACCGATCGGGTATAAATCAGACTCACTCAAGCGCGAACAGCCGGTATTTAATTCCGAACGTATGCGCGGCGACCGCATGAATGCGCCAAGCGTTAACGGCGTGCAGAAGGTATCAGGCGAGATCGCAACCGAGCTGGTATACGGCGAGCAAGATGATCTGATCGCTGGCGTATTTGGGCAGGCCGACTGGACGCTGAACAAAGTTAAAGTTGGTAAGGTGGATCAGTCGTTCTCTATCCTTGAGAAGATGGACGGCGTATCTGGCAAGATGTGGCGCATTTACCGTGGATGCGTAGTTAACTCACTGGCGTGGAATATCGAAGCGTCAAGCATCATTACCGCCAATTACGGCTTTGTCGGCACTGAAGCTGAGATGCTGGATGCGGCACCTGCCGGATCTACGTTTGGCACTGCCAGCCAGAACACGCCAATGACTGGCTTGATCGGCACCATGAAGGTAGGCGGCGCACCGTATAACCTGATCACGTCAATTTCTCTGAGCATTGATAACGGCGCAGATATTCGACCAGTGGTTGGCAGCAATAAATCACGACCGATCACGCTGCGCAACTCCACGGCGACCGGCAACATGACGCTGTATTATGAAAATTCAGAAATGGCAGAGAAAGCGCAGACCGAAGAGCGACTGTCGATGGAGTTCGTTTTTAGTGACGGCGCAGACGCCGCCAGCGGCAACCGCTATAAGATCACGGCCACCAAGGTTAAGCCGTCTGATGCATGGCCGACCATTGAAGGCGCTGAGGACATCATGATGCCAGTGACGGTTAACTATGAGCCAGACAGCGCGACCGGTACGCACATCACCATCGAACGAATCGCCAAAGGGGCATAAATGGCAAGTTTCCGCGATTACGAGGCCGTGCAAACGGCCACTGTTGAACTGTTTCACGGCGAATCGTTACAGGTTCGATCCGTTTCTTCGCCTGAGTTTATGGTCAAGGCACTGCCACTGCATCGTGAGCGAGCGACTAAGCAAGATCTGACTGCAGAAGATGAAACGCGCATTAACTTAGGCATTGCCTTTGCACTGGTTGAAAGCTGGACGTTTGACGATGAGCTGACGCTAGAAAACTTTATCGCAATGCTAGAATCGCCAGCATATGCGCCGATTGCTGGGGAAATCTGCAAGCGCATTGATCGCGCCGGTTGCAATATGGACTCATTCGTTAAAAAAAAGTCAGTCGACTTATCGAATGGCTTAAGCGAAGCTGGGATCTTGACCGACCAACCGGAAACGGCAGCGAAACCAGGCGCCAAGCGCTCGAAAAGATCCACAAACAAACCGGACGCAAGCCGAAAAGTTTAGATATCGGTGATCCACCGCACGAGCTGCTGTACATTCTGAAAATATTCAACCAGATTGATGCTGGCGGTAAGGTCGACTGGATTCAGATTGACGCATGGCAGCGCGTGAGTGATGTCAAGTTATCACAGCTTGAGATTGACGTAATTCTGGCAATTAGTGCCGCGCGCGGATAAAGAAAGCCCCGAAAGGGGCTTGTTTGTTTGTGGTGTCGAGGTTACTTTGATGGGCGGCGGATGAATTTCCATCTGCTTATAAAAATAAGCTTCCCATCACAATCAACTTGAACTGGCTGACCCTCAACGCCTGGTGGCTCAGTGTGAACTACAGGAAGGTGACGTCCAATAATTTCTTTATATCTTCGAATTTCTGACATCTTACTAACTTTAATCACCTCAACAATATCCCCAATCCGCAAATCACGCCAATCAGTGATCACTAATTCAGGTTCTTGATCAGGTTCAACCACAGGCACTTCATCACTTTCATCAAGTACGCGTATGTCGAAGCCGTACTCAAGATTCCACGCCTTGATCTGTTCAAGGAGCTTATCTTCTGCTTCCATTGATGCTTCCAGCGCCTTGCGTGCATCGGCGGTGTTTTCGCGCTGCTTCTTATAGCGATAGTAAGTTTCGTGAATTGTAGGCTGAAAGGTTTCTGTATCTTTCATTTCGCTTTCCTTGGTTGGTTTGTGGTAGCGCCAGTTTGAGAATGGTTGGTGGCGCAATAGCGCATCAGAATAAGTTACGCCACTAACGATTAGCCCACCATCAAGCATTACATCGATGAGCGCATCCATTGAAGATGCAACATTGCCGTTAATATTAACCCACCCATCAACGTTATCGAATTGCTCGCGGGTGATTAGTGAGTTGCGCCAGTCTGGGTGAACATAACCAATGTGCACTGGCTTTAAGTGAGAGCGCTTGCCGGTAAAATGCAAGGAGCGGTCATGCAAAATAACCTTGCTTACGTAGAAATCAACGCAGCTAACGCAATTATCCATTGCCGCAAACTTCGCTCCATCCGGCCACACAAACCCATCAATCCGGTTCAGCGCCTCGATAGTGAATAATTGACCTTCTGTTAAGTTCATTTTGTTGCCTCATGTTGTGAGTTATCGCGCAGAGAAATACTTCCCAATGTAATAAGGCCATGCAATTAAAGATCGCGCCATTTCCTGTGCCTTTTGGTCGCTTACACTCTGGCTGACATACCCGAGAGAGTTTAATGCGTTATTTTGTGGTGCATTGTTAATGGCTCCGCATGCCATCATGAATCCAGATGACCACACCAAAGCGATGATCGCTATAGTCTTTTTCATAATTCAATCCTGTGCTGTTTGTGTGTAGTTACTGTATACGACATGCACAATATCGTCAATGGTAAAATCAGTAAAACACGCGTGAGGATTGATAAATGTCACAAGATGCATCATTGAAAATCAAGGTCGAGGCTGGGGATGTGCGAAATGCCACGGCTGAACTGTCACGACTGGAGCGGCAGGGCAGTGCAACGGAACGAGCAGCCAACAAATTAAAGGGTGCGCTTGCCGGTGTTGGCGCAGCGTTAAGCGTGCGGGAGGTTATTGCCTACGCTGACGCATGGACGACCGTTAATAACAAGCTGATCAATACGGTAAAAGAAAACGAAAAACTGATCGATGTTACTGATCGCGTTTTTGCTTTATCACAACAAACTCGCACAAGCCTTGATGCCACCGCCACGCTATATGGACGACTAGCGGCAGCTACTGGCGACTATGTGAAAGAAGGTGCAACTCTTGAGGCTCTTGTAAGTAATATCAACAAAGCGATGCAGGTTTCTGGCGCAACAGCAGCAGAGTCGGAGGGCGCACTTGTTCAACTGTCGCAAGCATTCGGTGCTGGCGCTTTGCGTGGTGAGGAGTTTAACTCCGTAAACGAGGCAGCTCCACGACTAATGAAGGCATTGGCTGATAGCCTGGGTGTCGCGCGTGGGCAGCTAAAAGACATGGCATCAGAAGGTAAGTTAACCACTGAAGTGCTATTTAAGGCGTGGGGAGGTCAATCACAACTTACCGCGCAGATTAACCAAGAATTTGCCAACATGTCAGCAACTGCGGCGCAGCAGATGACAGTAGCAAAAAATAACCTTGTGCAGTACATCGGAACAAACAAGATCGCCGCACAGGTTACGTCAGCGTATGGCGATACATTGGTTGGATTGAGTCAAAATCTTGATACTGTCGCGCAAGCTGGTGCACTAGCCGCTGGCGTGTATGGCGGGAAAATGGTTGGCGCACTAGCTGCTAGCGCAAAAGCATCAATTGACACAACGCTAGCAACTCGCCAGCAGGTTACCGCAGAACTAGCGTCAGCAAAAGCGGCGCAAGCAAGTGCAACATCACAAGTGCAGTTATTGACCGCGCAAAAAGCGGTGTGGACAGAGAGAATTAAAGGCGCCACCTCTGAGGCTATGGCATCTCGATTTCGAGCGCAATTATACTCAACCACGGCGCAGCTGGCAGCAGCGGAAACAGCAGCATCAGGAGCTGCAACACGCTACGCAGCCGCACAAACAGCGGCAGCAGGAGCAACGCGCTTGCTTGGCGGGGCAATGTCATTTCTTGGTGGCCCCGTTGGAATGGCAATCGCAGCAGCCACAGCGATCAGTGTGTTTTCATCACGTTCAAATGATGCCAGCGGAAAAGCTGAGGAGTTATCTGCGCGAGTTCGTCAACTAACAGCTGACTTTAAGACGCTTTCTGTAGCAGAGGTCGACAAAGCCATTGTTGACGTTGAGAGCGAAATGAAAAACCTTCAATACAGAGTGAAGCTATTTGAAGGTCTTGACGAGTCAGTCAAAAAAGGCATGAGTGGGCTTGGTGACGATTTAACTGCAAAGCTAAAAGAAAATGGCGCTCAGATGGACGCGCTAAAAGCAAAGCGCGATTCTATCATTAATGGTGAAACATTTAAGCCAGAACAGATTTTTTTTCCTGTCATAAAGAGCGGAAAGACAGATGAATCGGCAGCAAAAAAACTAGCAACACTAAGGTCACAAGCTGAGCAATATTTGCAATCTCTACAGCGAGACGCGATGACCGAGCAGCAGATCGTTAGTGATGACTATGCGATCAAAATGGCTAAATTGGATGAATATCTGTCTAAAAAGGCAATCACCCAAAGTGAATATGATGCCGCAGAAATGGCCGCGCGCGAGGCTTACGTTGATCAAATGTCTGCGCTGGATGAAAAGCAGGCAGATAAAGCAATCAAAGAAGCTGAGCGAGTGGCCAAGGCTAAGCAGCAAGTAGATAGCCAAATCATCGGCAACACGCAATTCATGCTGCAAACCACTAGCGACATGATCCGCGATAGTGGCGCTGAAAATAGCGGGTTTATGAAAGCTTTACTGGCCGCACAAAAGGCGCTGGCGATCCCATCCATCATGGCAAGTACAGAAATGGCGGCGTCGGCGGCAATGGCGCATGAAACCGTGCTTGGCGGAATGATGTCTGGCCAGATGGCGGCAAACCTAATCCGCGCTCAGGGCGCGATCTCTGCCGGTATCGTTGCTGGGCAGGCGTTTGCCGGTCTATTCGACAACGGCGGCAATATCCCATCCGGCCAGTGGGGTATCGTGGGCGAATATGGCCCCGAGATCGTAAAAGGCCCAGCCAATGTAACAAGCCGAAAAGACACGGCGGCGATGGCGCGCAATGCTATGAGTGGTGGAAGTGGTGGCGCACCGGTTTTTTACCAGACATTCAACATTACTGGCAACGGCGACCAAGCACTGATAAACGCCATGCAAGATGCGGCGCGTAAAGGTGCGCAAGACGGGTATAATCAGGTCAGACAAGACTTTGCGACAAACGGCAGCATTCGCCGTATAGCGGGGGTTTAATGACTTATCCAGAATTGCCGGATTGCATCCGGCCTTCTAGCTTGGATCTCAAGCTGAAATCAAACGTTAAGCGGCACGTATCGCCGTGGACAGGCGGCACACAGACGGTCGGATTTACCGGTTCACGCTGGCAGATCTCCATGTCATTCGATAATCTGAACGACTGGGAAAGTCGCCAGATCGATGCGCTATTCTTTAGCCTGGACGGGCACGGGCGCATTAAGCTGCGCGATTACGGGCGGTGCGGCGTAGTTCCACAGGGTGCGCCGATTGTTTTTGGCGCTGGGCAGCGCGGGACTATTCTTGCGACTCAAGGCTGGCAAGCTGGCCGGTTAGTGCTACGAAAGGGTGACTTTTTCACCGTCCAGAATGAGTTAAAAATGCTCACCGCTGACGCATGGTCAGATACTAATGGCCGCGCTACGCTGGAATTCACCCCGCAACTGCGAAATGAAACGCAAAACGGCGATCCGATTGAGACGCGCGAACCGTGGGGCATTTTTATTCCAGTCGATAACGATATGAGCGCAAGCCGCCGACCAGCGTTTGTTAACTCGATCAAAGTGGATTTCGTGGAGGCGATCGATGTTCCATCCGTTTAGTGATGATGTGGCTCGCGCTTTAACCCAACCACACGTTGATGTAATCGTGGGTGTGGAAGTATTTGCACCCACAGGCACCGTGCGCGTGCATACCGGCACCGGAAAACAAGTGATGGCTGGACAGCTTTTCTTAGGTGTGGGCACGCTGGGCGCAATCGGCCAGATTAAAGAGGATGGCAGCACAACGCCGAAAGAGTTTACCTTGTCGCTGTCACTGCTTGAGGCTGGCATTGTGGCGCTGGCACTGAATGAGCAAGTTGTCGGCTCGAAAGTAAACCTGTATATCGGCGTGGTGCGGAATGGCGCGGTTGTGGCAAGCAATCGACTGATTAGCGGCGAAGTATCTGCATCAACGGCAAAAGGTGGCGACGAAAACCTGTGGACGCTTACAGTGGCTGGTGAAATGGCGGCTTGGGATCGGATCCCTTCTGACCGGTACACGGATGAGTCACAGATGGCGCGGCGTGGCGGGGATCGGTTTTTCAGGCATATCGGCCAGATGGCAGAACGGGTTATAGCTTGGGGTTCACGTAGCGACGCACCGGCGTTTATTTATAAGTGATCAAATTGTGTACAATGTAACCAATCAATCAAAAGGAGAAGGTCATGGCTAAGTTTGACGCTCAAGTAAGCGTAATGGTATCAAAAGAGTTTGAGGAGCTGTTTGAGCTTTTGGGTGAATACCACGACCAAATTCCTGAGCGAATAAAGGAAGCAACTAAAGCACTTGCCAATGATGAAACCCTATGTTGGGATTCTGACTGGTTGGCCGAGCATGGATATGATGGGATGAACGCAAATATTTTTGCTGACGGAGCCAAGCTTGAACACGTTAAATGTCTGTACCCATTCCGCAAGGCTGTTGCCTTTTACGATGAAAATATGATTCTGCGCGAAATCAAGGCTGAACACGCACAGATTCAGCTTGATGATGGTTACATCATCCGCGAATGGTAATCCCACCCACACTGTATAATGCCCTCATAACGGAGGGCTTTTTATGCGCGTTCAAAATTGGCAAACAAAACTCGTTGAAACACTGCAAAACCCTATCTATCGGACGTGGCAGCGCGGCACGGCTGACTGTGCGTTATTCGTGGCTGATTGCTGCGTGGCTGTATCCGGCAAAGACCCAGCCGCTGAGTATCGCGGCACGTATGACAGCGCGCTGGGGGCGAAAAAGGCATTGCTCAAATTTGGCAGCTATGAGGCGGCATTGTCACGACACTTTGCGGAAATTGATCCGCGCATGGCACAACGTGGCGACGCTGTAACGTTTACGCTAGATGGGGTTAAAACAGTCGGCGTGTTGTGGGCGGGAAAAGCAGTAACACTGACCGAGGATCAGGGGCTAATTTTGATTGATGTAAAACCAGACCGCGCTTGGAGGGTTGAATAAGTGGGTATTGTAATCGGTACGATCCTCGGAGTTGCGATCACCGTAGAAACTGCGCTGGCGGCAGCCTCTGCGCTTTTCAGTATCGTCATGACACTAACAGCCAAGAAGCCGCAAATGCCTTCTATGGCGCGTGGGCAGGCTGAGCGTAAGCAGACATTGCGCAGCTCGACAGCGCCATCTGATTGGGTGTACGGACACACGGTAAAAGCTGGGGTTCTCTCATTCGGCGAAGAGGAGAAGGGTGGGTGGCAGGATGACAATCCAAACCCAGAGGAAAACCAAGGGTATGTGGAATGGTGGCACCAAGTATTAACACTGTGCGATCACCCTATCGAGCGCATCGACAGAATTTGGCTGAATGACGATCTGATCGAGACGTTTGGCGGTAATGCGTCCTACGACTTGTGGAATAACCGCACCACTGCCGATCAGTTCATGCTTCAAAATTGCCCGAGCTGGAAATCTGACATGATCGGTCGCGGGCTAACTGCGCTGCGGACATCGTTTCTCTTTAGCCAGAAAAAGTTCCCTACCGGAATGCCTAACGTAAAGGTTGAGATCTTCGGACGGCGCATTTACGACCCGCGCGATCGCATTACCAAATGGAGCGATAACGCCGCACTGGTGTACCTCGACTTCATCCGTAATCATCCAAAAATCAAGGTTCCTGACGAGCGGATCGACTGGGAGAGCTTCAAGCGTGCGGCCAGTATCTGTGATGAGATCGTAACTCGCCCAGATGGCAAGCCGGAGAAGCGATACACCATTAACGGTGCATTCGATCTGTCTGAGCGACCATCGGCGATCATGGATGACATGCTTGCAGCTATGAGCGGTGAGCGCACCGAGTTTGGCGGCCTTCATGGCGTGATGGCTGGCGCGTATTACGGTGGGATGCCGGTTGTTGTTACTGGCGGGATGATTATCAGTGACGTGGATATTACCCCAGAGTCGGCGCGCAGAGACCGAGTGAATACCATTACCGGCACGTTTGTGGATCCGCAGCAACTTTACATCGAGACTGATTATCCAGAGGTGCGCGTTGCTGAGTGGGTACAACAGGATGGCGAGGAGTTAAAAGACGACCTGAAATTGCGCTTCGTGACATCTGACTATCAGGCGCAGCGATTGGCTAACATCCAGATGCGACGCAAGCGCCTTGGCCGGACAATTGCATTTAAGATGAACGCTAGCGGCTACGGAATCCGCCAAGGCATGTACATTCAGCTGAAATTACCAGAGATGGGGATCGATACTGAATTGCGCGTGATTGACTGGTCGCTAGATCCGTCCGATATGTCAGTGGCAATCACCACGCGCCAAGACGGGATCGCGGTGTGGGAGGATGCGGTTGGCCAACCAATGGAGCGCCCGCCACTAACCAACCTGCCTAGCGGCATCCCAGCTCCGTCAAATATCCAATACCGCACAGAGGTGATCGGCGAGGTGGTGCAAGGCGTGTTGACATGGCTGAATACGGCGCAAGTGGCTTACACCAACATCATCATTAAGCGCGGCGGCGTGATGGTTTATACCGCGCAAGAGATGCGGCCAATTCACCGCGTGCAAGGATTGCCAGTAGGTGACTACTCAGCAGAACTGATCGCAGTTGGCATGAATGGCGGCCAATCAGCGGTTTCAGCCATTGCGTTCAGCATTCAGTTGCCGCCAGCGGTAATTGGGTGCGACATCCGCGCCGGAAACTGGGAAATTGGGTTAACGCCTAAACTTGCGACAACTGGCGGATACGGAACACAGTTTGAGTTTTTCTATTACCGAACCAAACTGCCGATCGGCGAGGTGGAAACGAAGGCACAAAAGCTAGGTAGCGGCACTCAACTAACACACAACGGATTGCAGCCAAATACCATCCACTACTACTGGATCCGCGCCATTAACGCCTATGGACAGGGGCCATTATTTGCAGTGGAGGCCAAAACCACAAAAGACGTTAATTCAGTTCTCGATATTATATCTGGCCAGATTGGCGCAGAAGATCTGATTGAAGAATTGCGCAAGCCGCTAACTGAAACCATCGACATGTGGACGGCGAAAGTTGGCAACACCGACATCGGAAAATATGGCGGCATCGGACTAACCATCGAGCAAGATCCAGACGGAGTGTGGCGCACAAAATGTATCGTTGATGCCGAAGTGTTTGCCATTCTCGACCCGTCAGGCGCTACCGGCGCAGGAAGCAGACACCCATTTGTCGTAAAAGACGGCGTGGTTTACATGAATAAGCTGCTGCTGGATGACGCAGAGATCGGGAGCGTGATCGCGAAGTACATTAACGTGCAGCATCTGGTTGGTGTATTGATCGAGGCCGGAACAATCAAATCTAGCGACAATGGCCAGTCATTCCAGCTGCTACCTGATGGCACGTTAACGGCACGCAAAGCCAATATCACGGGCGCAATCACCGCAACTAGCGGCAGCTTTACCGGAACCATAAACGCCAACGCCGGCACCATGAACAACATTACTATTGCTGAGAATTGTAATGTGCTGGGGACGATTTATGCGAATAGGATCGTGGGTGATGTTGTTAAATTTTTCGGTTCTACATACAGAGAAGTCAATATACCAGCCGGCAGATCAACTCTAGTTAACTCATGGCACATAGATCAGATGAATATACAGAGATATATTTTTATTCTAGATGCTAGCACTATGCAATCAGTGTATTTCAACCTATCTATAAATGGAGTTGTTATTTTTGACATCCTTGATGGTGGATATAATAACTCTCTCTATGGTGGCGCAAAAGGTCAGTCATTTGTAATACCGCCAAATGTTGGCGGGCAGATAGTGTTAACAGCTAGGAATATATTTAATGACAGGCCAGTTAGAACAGTCATAGGATTTTCAGCGGTTATAGCAAAGTAAAACAAAGCCCCATTACGGGGCTTTTTTCTTCTTGCGCTTATTAACTCGAAACCGGCTTGCGTTCGTGTAATCGTGCTTGACGATACTTGCACCATCACTTTTGGCCGCATCCACGAATACATCATTGATCGCTTGCTCTACCTCTTCCTCTTCCATTCCTAAGCGATACGCTATTTCATCCTCCATCATTCCTTTGGCTGCCATGATGTTGATCAGGCGCTTTGTGAAGTCGATCAGATTGGCTTTCTTGGTTGCTAACTGCTGGCCGCCGGTCGCCGTAAAAATACGCCCATCAATAAAACGATGCTCTTTCCCTTCCCAGTCTGAGCAGTATTTCTTTAATGTGCTCTCACCGCAGCCAGTAAGCAACGCCAAATCTCGCCACGTTAGGCCGGTATCTTTTTTCAAGCTCGGTATAGTAGTAATGCTATTTCGGTTCACTTAATGCCCTTTTCGTCTATTAACTAAGACCATTTAACAATAATAAACCCTAATTGACATCTCGCCAAGCAATATCCAAACACACCCGCCAGCTTGCCGCATTCTGCTTTGGTAGCTGGGCGAATAGTTTTTCAGCGTGAGCGAGTCTGCGCAGATTTACCAATTTATGCCGCTTGCGCACATTAACGTAATGACTGAGATTAGGATCAATAAATGATTCATTTTTCACTTTTCGCCTCCATCTTTGTCACCTTGTAAATCGCAGACCTTGCCGTAACGATTCCATGCTTTTCAATCTGCTCGCGATAACACCCAACGCTTACAATAATGCCAACGAGTGCACCAACAAGGAATCCAACGATCAAACATAAAAATGCAATCATTTCCGCGCCTCCGACTCATTAAGCGCTGCGACGATTAATTTTGCGCGCTTCTCGCTATTGCAAATTGCCAGTGGCCTGCCACCTTTCAATTCCCCATCAATCACGCACCATTTTTCACTAAATACAGTCATTTTGCTTTTCACATAACCCTGACCAATGATCCACCCTAATGACGCCTCTCCGGTAACTTGCACCGTTCTTCTTTCTAAAAAGAATCTCATTTCCGCGCCTCCGCATACAATTCTTTAGCCGTTTCAAACCATTGCTCACGCTCGCCTTTTGACAGGCTCGCATCCATTGCTGCCTGCATCGCAAGCCGTGCTGCTTGTAGATACTGATTCATAAATCACCTCTCTTATTTGATGTCGATAGTGTGCACCATGTAATCAGTAATGGCAAGAAAAAGCGATATCAAAAAACATCTTGACGGATCTATGAGTGATAGATAAAGTGATATCAAATCAATCAGAGAGGTCGCAACATGAAAAACAAAGTAAAACCAGTTCCAGCGCTAATTCGCATTCCAGACGATCTTAAAAAGCGCATCGAGATCCTAGCGAAGGATAACGGAATCAGCTTCAACAGGATGGTTAATCGCATTCTTGATCAGTCAACAAAGGGGGAATCAAAATGAGCATTGAGCTATTTCGCCAGATCGTAAGTGTTAATTATGGCGAGGTGGTTACTACGTCTCGCAAGATTGCTGAGGTGTTTGGTAAGAATCACAAAGACGTGCTGCGTGCAATCAATCAACTTGAATGCAGTGATTATTTTCGAGAGCGCAATTTTGCGCTGTCGCAATACGTACAAAAAATGCCCACCGGAGGCAGTAAATCAGTAAACGAATTTTTGATCACAAAAGACGGCATGGCATTTCTTGTTATGGGATTCAAAGGAAAGGAGGCAGCAAAATTCAAAGAAGCTTACATCAATGCCTTTAACTGGATGGTGGATAACATCCGCAAGCGTGAAGAGCTTGATCGTGAGATTAACGATTTCTCACGACGCGAGTCGCTATCCATATCTAGCGGCAGTTTTCATGGTCGAGGTTTGGCACAGCGTCGCATTGAAAAGAAAAAGCTGTCCGATGAACTCAAAGATCTGCAACAACGCATTCAAATGGTATTGCCGGCACTGGAGGCTAACTAATGGACACGCTAGATTACTTACAAGAAGCAACTGACATCATCCAACAGCAGCAAATCGCCGCCGCACGCGCCAATGTGCAGCCTAGTAACGCAACTGGCTGCTGCTGGTATTGCGGCAAACCAACAGACAGTAAGCGCTGCTGGTGTGATGCTGATTGTCGAGATGATTGGGAGAAAGAGAATGACTAAAACACCAAAAACAACTTACCAGCCAAAGGGCGGAATGTGCGCGAAGTGCACTCACAAGCACGAAGATTGCAGCAAGCTTGATTTCAGCAAGATGAAGCAAATTCAGCGCACGCTAAACGCCGTGATTGTAAAGTGCGACAATTTCGAGCGTAAAGTGGTGATTGGTCTTATTGATTGTGGTGGTATCAAATGAAGCGCAAACTAACAACTGGCGCGACTATCGCGATCATGTTCTGGGTGGTGGCAACAACGGTTGTTGCTGGGTTGTTTTATCAGGTTGTGGCGGGGTGAGTTGTGGAGGAATTATCAGTAAGCAGCATAAAAAAAATAGGAAACTTCGGTTTAATGATGCTTATTTCGTTTATAGTGCTTTTTATGCTATTTGATTATGATTTTTGCATAAGATTGGCTCTAGTTGGTCTTGTGGTAAAAATCTGGAGTGTTGTAATGATTTATATGAAAAAAGACGAGCGGCCAGACTTATAACCAAAGGGGCGTAACGCCCCTTTCTTTTTATGCCGCCTCCCCTACTTCTGCCCAGCCTGCTTAGCTAGAGTAATCGCCGCCAGCATCATGGCTGTCATTTGCTCGGCTTGTCCCAATGTAAACTGCTTAGTCATAAATGCCTTGCCGCCCATCTGCATTACCTGCTGCGTCAGCGCTGCATACCCGCCGCCTACTTCTGCGTAGTGCTCGGCCTTCTTCGTGATCTCTTGCGATACTTCTGCGACTGTTGGTGAGTTCATTCTTTAACTTCCTCCTGCGCTGGTTGCGGCTTGATAATTTCTTTCACATCAATCACGGCCGGCCATTCATGCGTATTTGATTTCTGCGTCTGCACGGCGCTATGCACCGCAAACATCTGGCCGAAGAACTCTTGTGCGAACTGTCCGTAATCTGCCGTATAGACATTGGCGCGCGACCAATCAACATCAGTGATGAAGTTAGGGCTTAACTGCGGGATCTGGATGGTGTGGAACCACTGATAAAGCACGCGCACCGGCCGCTCTTGGCTGCCTGCTGCTGGGAATTTCGTGCCGTACATGCAGTACCAGTAGACCTTGCCATCATACTGCGGCATAGGGATAAATCCGCCGTCATCCCATTTCACATTATTTGGCGGAGGCAATTGACGCATAGAGTCACGATAGTCCTTATACAGAGACCATTTAACGCCATGCACGTTGATTTCCTTGGGTGGATCAAACTCGGATAACTGAGCCAGCCCTAGCGGATTGGTTGGCGCTTTCGGTAACTGCATAGCTTGTTGCGCTGGCGGCATAAACATATTGGTCATTGCGTTTCTCCAGTTAACTAAAAAGGGGCTTTCGCCCCTTTCATTTTAGCGCCATCAGTTAGCGCCACCCTGCCAATGCTGTTTCAGTGAAAAAATTGGCGAGGATGTTTAAGAAGAACGACAAAATATAATTCCACATCAGTCATACTCCTTACACGTCATGGCGTGGTGAGCGCACAGGCAGGCCGCAGCGACATGAATCAGGTTTTCGGTGTAATCGTGATGATCGCCGCGTTCCTTGGCAGCATTCATCTCGCCGATCTCCATATCAATTATTTTGCGGTACTTCTGCGGATCACCTTCGTACTGGGCCCAAGTTGGCGGCGGATTGTGCATTACGCGCTTAACTTCTTCAACGTCGCGATGATAGCGACCATGATGTTGTTCGGCGTCCTTGCCAGTGTAATGCTCTTTCTTTGACCATTTTGGCACGTAGTACCATTTCAGCATGATCAGCCCTCCCGTTTCTTGGCCTTAGTGGAGCGGCGAGCCGTAACCCGCCGCTCTGGGCTTAGGCCGCTGCTTTTGGCAGGTGCGCGATCACGGTGTTGATGATCTGCTGAGTCTGCGCAGCCTGGGAAGCTTGCAGATAGTTCTGAGTCTCCAGAGTGCTGATCTTGGCTTTCGCATCACACAGCTGAGTTTGCAGGTTTTCGTATGCGTAGCGGTCAATCAGTGCTCGAGTAGCTTGACCTTCTGCCATGATGGTCTTTTGAGTCTCGCAGCAACACTCGGCCATCTGAGAACCCAGAGTCTGAGTTGCCAGGCGGGCTTCGTATCCATTGGCTTGAACTACGGAGTTCAGGCCTGAGAATCCCTGTGACAGCGCGTTAGTGATTTGAGCTGTGTTATTTGCTGACTGGAATCCAACTTCGCACAGGCCCATTTGAGTTGCGTTGGCGCTGGTTAAGACACTGGTGTTTACACCGTTCACGCCATTTACTACGGCCATCCCGACACCATTGACAGACTGAGATAAGTTGCTGAGATTGTCCAACACAATGCCAGTATCAACAGCAGCAGCTACCGGCGCAGCACCAGCGCCATATCCGCGCCCACCGAAGCCATCACCAAACCAAGAACCAAACAGCGCACCAGCGAAAGCACCCAGCGCAGGGCCACCCACACCAGAGTCGGTATTTACAGGTAGTAAATTCATAGAATCCATGATCATATCCTCTCGTTATAACGCCGCACATTTGCGACATGACAAGGATAGAGCTTTGGATTGGAATTTTAATGTCGGGCTGGCAGCTCAGGTCTATTAATGGACTGGTTATCGCTGTCATCCCAAAGTATTTTCTCGGTTGTGATCTGCGAGCCGGTTCTGTTGCAATTGTCGCATTTAACGCGCTGATATTTGGTAGCGCCGTCACACTCTTGATAGGAAATCGTCTTGAATACTTTAATCATCCCGCCACACTGACAACGTTTTCCGCGCTGGGCCATCAAAACCGCCTAATTAAGTTAATGGTGATCAGAGTTGTGATAACGCCCTGCACGCACACGATGACGGACTGTTTAATCTCGCCAAGGCTAGCAAACTGATTCGGCGTGACCGTCAGGTGCATCACCAGCAGCGCAAACCCGACCATGAGTGTGGCGGCGATCAGCCGGTTATCGCGCCCCGATGATCTATTCAGCTTGCGAATGGCTAGAAGTATCATGAAGATATTCGACAGCATCACGACCACGTACAAAAAACCCGTCATTTTTTACCCCCTTTGTTGATGTAGGGGATGAATTTTAAAATGATGGTCGGATCTTCCTTGATTCGTGCTCGTAACTTTGCCAGCGCTTCCGCGATACCATCAATGATGAACGAGCCTACCGCGATGGCGACATAAACCGCCCAATCCGGCAACTCATTGGCAGAATAGAGCACAAATAAAAAAGAAAACAGTGTCGCGGCCAAAAATGACCGGATGATGGTTTTGAATGTTTGATCTTCTTGCGTATACAATTTCGATATAGCGACCGCAACCAATGCCACTATCCAGTATGAGCCGTGCTCCGCAAGCAGCTTCTCTAATTCGTTCCGCATTGATGCTCATTTCGCATTGAAGCGCCCCTGTTGATGTTTTAGACATTATAACAGGGGCTTGTGAGGTGGGTTTTACTTGATTGATTTACAGGTTGTCGGGTCGGTTGCGCAGCGTTGGTCAAAGCTGATCATGCGATCGGTTGTTTGCTGGTCGGCGGCGATCTTGTAATCGATGTATTTTCCAGCCAGGTATGTTCCGCAAACAAGAGTAACGATGCACATAATTAGCGCGGCCAGCTTGAGATTATGATCGGTGACTTCGCAGACGTTGTTGGATTCCATGAGATTACCCCTTATTTAACTAGCGTTGCCGCATACTCAATCAGGTAAAGTTTCGGAGCGATCAATATTTGAAGCCAGCCAGTGCTTGCCATTGTTGCCATACAGAAAACTACAGCAATCGCACACAGAACAAAGAATTTCGGATATACAAATTCTTTAGCCATATCAAATTTATTACTGGTCAGTTGAGATCCGCCGTTAAATCTAGTCCACTCCTCACCGCGCTCATACGCGGCATCCAACTCTGCGATTGCGTTGGCTGGCTTGTACTTAAGCGCGGCTCTAACACTAATGGCTGAGCACACAAAAAAGAACACAAACCAGATCGCAGACTTAACCCCATGCCAGAGCAATACCTGCATAACAACGTCAGGTAATTCAGCGCTAAGAAAATTAACTGAAGTATCAATTCCGCCACTTGCCTTGTTGATTAACTCAACCAGTGCGTTTTGTAATTGCTCATTCATCACTCACCATCCTCAAGCATTCCAGACACCGATTCAGCTGCAAAAATTTCAGCCTGTACTTGCTCTAACCATTGGGCGAGATCTTCGCCTTGTAGTTGTGGGATCACTTACAAACACCTCCATACTGAATTAAAAAACCATTGCCGCTTACGTGCCGCTCAATTTCAGCCCATTCGCTAGATTTAATCCAGCGATTAGGCTTGCTTGTCTTTTTGAATCCATGTGATTCAAGCCGCGAAACGCACAATTTGTGATCGTTGTAGCGTTCGCGGGTTGTTTTGAAGAACATCGCATCACCGTTAATCATGTTCCGAATAAGCACACTTTAAGCCAACCAACACACCACGTCAACAACTAAGTGATAAAATGTGTTCAGTATTAAGAGGGGGTGTTATGCAACCATCGCAAGCGTGTTTTGATCTGGTGGCAAAATTTGAAGGTTTCCGCGCACACGCCTATCTATGTCCGGCTGGCGTATGGACAATTGGATACGGTTTTACCAAAGGCGTAAAAAAAGGCGACACGATCACGAAAGGCCAAGCCGATGCGCGACTCGCTCACGAACTGGATGATTTCGCAGATGGTGTGAAAAATCTAGTTAAAGTTCCGCTGAAACAGTGCCAACTTGATGCGCTCGTGTCATTTGCGTTTAACGTTGGCGTGGGTGCGCTGCGAGACTCGACGCTGTTAAAATTGCTCAATGCTGGAAATTATGCCGGAGCTGCCGACCAGTTCACGCGATGGAATAAAGCTGGCGGTAAAGTTTTGCCTGGTTTAGTCACTCGCCGAGCTGCTGAAAAGGAGCTGTTTTTATCATGCTAAACCTATTCTTCCGCCCAACCAAAGACGCCTACATGCAGCCAATCGCATTCGGTCGCGTGTTATGAATCGCGTAACGTTAATTCTCTGCGCCGCACTAGCTCTGTGCGGCTTTTACGCATGGAATGTGACAGGAAGCCTATCTGATGCGAAAAAACAGCTTAACGAGGCTGTGAGTGCGAATCAGCAACTACGCGATAAAGTCGATAAAGTCACCGAACTTGACAGAAAAAACACGGAGGCATTAAAGAATGCGCAGGAAGAAAACGATCGGCTTAATGCTGCTGTTGCTGATGGCAAGCGGCGGGTGTACGTCAAAGCCAGCTGTCCAAAACCCGCCGCCGCCAGCTTGGGCAATGCAGGAACCGCCGAACTTGATCCAGTCGCTAGACAAGATTATTTTCGTCTCAGACAGCAATTGATTGATGTTAGGCAGCAGGTTTTGGTGCTGCAAGATTACGTACGGGACGTTTGTTTGAAGTAGCCGGATCAGCGTCCGGCTTTTTGCTTTTTAACAACCAGCGGCCAGCACCGCGCGCAGTAATCACCCAGAACTGCAACACCGGAACGCTTGCATCGCTGGCAGGGTTTGAGTGGTTTTTTCATGCCGCACCTCTATTCAAATTATGCCGGTTAATCAACTCTCGCCGCGACTCTTCCAGTGATTTGCGCTTAATGTCCAGCTTGCGCAGCTCGTGGTCGATAAAGTTCAGTTGTTGCTCCGGCGTTGGTTCTTTAAAGCATTGCTGTGGTATTTGGCCGTTTACGTTCATGATTCAAGCTCCTTTGCGCGGATCGCACTGTCAATGATGTCCTGCAAGTCCTGTTCTGCGTCTTTATGCCCGCGCGCGCCGCACTGTAACGCTTTCTTGATCAGGTGCTGCAATGCTGGGTTAGTCACTTGCCACGCTTTCAGCACGTCATACACGTCTACGCTAACACCGTGGATTTGCTTCGTGTATTTACTTTCAGTGATTGGCATATTCCACCTAAAAAAATACCCGCCGAAGCGGGTGAGACCTAACAATAACAACGAGCAATGGATTGGTTGTGGTGGCCGGAGCTGAGAGTACCGGCGTGGCTTGGTTTTGACAGAGGCCATATTTGGCGATGTACAAGCCTTACGAGATTATTAGGAACATAATCAATAATTAGCGCATCAGCCTGCGCATTCACCACATTTAACCACCCTCTGCGCCCTTTTTCACCCGCTCACCAGAGATACGAATAAAACAAAGGATGGTTAAATTTGGTGCCGGTTACGGAATCCGGCGCACTATCTTTAGTGCCGTCAACAAAATTAATACTACCCACATCATGCACATTGTGCAAGTGTTTTTTACTGATTTGGCATCAATTTCGATCCGCGATTCTCACCAGTCAGCATGCGGATCTGAAAAAACGGCGTGATCTCTTTGCAATTCATGCCCTTGAATGCCGCATAACGACTTGCCATTGATGCCAATCGGCCTGCCGGACGTGTCGGCCACTGTGACAGCAAATATTCTATTACGTCATATTGTGTGCGCTTAATTGGTGGTGCCATATCGATCCCCTGTAATTTGTGTCTATGCGGCACATCATAGCACACTATAAATGCGCCGCAAATGGTCAGTATTAGTAGAAGTTCTCTATCGGTTCAGGCTCTGATGGATTAGCCTTAACTTCTGGTTGCTGCTGCGGCTCTGGTTTTTGGAGTTTGGCTGGATCAAACTTCTGTGCCGTTGTCAGGTCGATTTTTTCAGGCTCAGCCTTCGCAACTTCGAACCAATCATCGCGGCCTGACTGACCGTTTTTGAGTGAGTTATGGATTCCCATTAAATCAATAATGTCGTCAACGGTGATATTGTCGATTGAGTAACCAAGGCGCTTTTCGATCATCTCTTGGCTTATGCTCATTTTTGCGAACACCGCCAGCATCTTGCGAGCGCGATCCTCGATTGGCTCTTGCTGATTCCCTGCCAAAGTCTTGCGGCATTCCTCGGTAGCAGCTTCAACCAGATACGGCGGCAGGATTGCCAGTAAGCGAGAGCGCAAGCGGCGAGCGCCAAGGTTTGCGGTTAATTCGTACACGTCACGCTGATCGTTAAGCGCGTAAGTGCCGGATTTGGTTGATCGCTCATGGCGAACCTTGAATTTCTGACTGGATACAACGTTAGTTTCAAGATCCCACGCGTAAGCCTCCATTTCAGACTCACCGTTATGGTTTGATAACTCACGGATACCAAACTCGATATTACCGTACAGGCGAGCGATTTCCTCAGCCAGTCGGATTGATGGGCCGGACACTGATTCACGCCCACGCGGGAAAGAGTAAATGGCCGCACTGGCAAGGCCGCGGCGAGCACAGCTTGCCATCAGCTTTGTATAAACTGAGTTTTCATTACGCGGGAACTGTTTTGCCAGCAATAATTTTCCCTGCGCCTCAGTGATTGCGCGTGACTGCTCAATTGCTACCGCGCCCATATTCATTGATGAATGCTGCATTGTTGGTGCGATTGGTGAAACTGCATTTGGATTAAATGACATTTTATTTTTCCTTTGTTGAATTATTAAATGTTATACATACGCTTAACATATTCAGGCGCATCAAGCTCTTGAATGCCGCCGCCGTATGCTGGCCAGATGTCTGACTCTTTGCACGCTTTATACAGCGCCAGTGCCGCTTTGTACTGATCCCTTCCAGCCTCAAGCTGCCATTTCTGCATTCTGAATGCTTGCGGGATAAATGGCTCTGTTGTTTCCTGCACTAAGAACACGCATTCGCTCGGTGCGTTACCAGTTACAATTTCAAAAACATCGTGACGCATAGCCATTCGAGCATATAACTTATTTTCATAAGCAAGTCGCGGAAGCTTACTTAAATCATTTGTGGTGGTGTAATCCCACAGGCCAGAATACGGCGTAACCATGTCAACTTTTACGCGAACTGGCACGCCATCCATTTCACACAAAAAAGTCATATTTGGATATGCGCCGGTAAGAGCTGCGCGATATTCATTATCAGCAAAAATAACTGACCGCATTTGCACGATCTTGTCATACTCGGTTGGCGAGATTGGCGATTTACCAGCATTAACTTTTTGCGCATCAGCCAAAATATCATCCCAGACGGGACTTACTTCATCGCCGCACACTTGGCGAATCATTTCCATTAGTTCTTCGCGATCTTTGTTGCTTGCACCGCCAATTCCGCGCCGCTTAAGCCATGACTTGGCATCATTGATGCTATTCACCGCGTACGGATAATTCTTAATATCAAGATCTCGGTAATAGCGAGAATTGAATTTTTCATCATCCAGAATGGCAATATGGCTCAGCAGACCGCTTGATTCCTTACTATCAGGCTCTGGTCCGAACTTCCATTTTGCTGGGCATGTGGCATGGATTTTTGCGATATCAGCATCTGACACACTGCCATCAAACTGCGTCATATCTGCATTGGATAAATCCTCTGCGGTAAAAACTTTCGGTTCCATATTCTTAACTCTCTGGTTGCGTTGTCGATGTGGTTAATGTACATTATCAGCACACTAACAGCAAGTACTAAAGGTGAGAAAATGCAAAACTTAAATCAATCACAGCAATCAGCAGTAAACAGCATCCCTCAGTTTTTGACAGATAACCCAGCATGGCCGCTATCTAAGCGCATTCGCCACTTTTACGCGGATCACGCAAAAGGCAATATTCACGAAGTGTTAGAGCGTAATGATTGCCCGGTTGATTTGAATGTCATTAAGACGCGCATCCGCGACAATAATTGGACTGACATTGAAAAAATCCTCACCACACCACGGCACGAAAGCGTTTTTTCGCAGCGCATTGATGTGCTAGTAGCTGTTCTAAATAAGAATGTCGGCAATGAGATGCGCAATGCAGATCTGGTAAAAGCCACTGGCCTATTATCAAAGGACGTGAGCGAGTTAATGAATGCGGTTTACGACCGGTATTTTGGCTTACAGCGCACACCGACAAATCGCGGCTATATCTTCTTTGTAGCAAGCGAACTGGTAGCAAAAGGCAATGCCACGCAAGGCAATAAAGGTATTGAGTTTGGCGGGATGAAATTCGTCAAGCGCGCAAAAAAACCGGAAGTTAATACCAAGTCAATCAATCCTAACTGGTTCATTGTGAAGCGGTTTCACTAAAATTCAGCGCAACAAAAAGCCCCTTGCGGGGCTTATTTTTTATCTGCAACATAATCAAGTATCGCCAGCCTCCCAGCCTCATAACCAAAACACACTGCTGCAAAGCCGCCATTATCGGCCACAAAGTTAAGGTAATCGTGCTGCTCGTCACTCACCGCATCCATTTTCACGCCGACACGCTTTAGCTCTATCGCACAGCTCGACCACTGGCCGGATGGTTTTTGACTAATCAAGTCACTCACCCCTCCGCGCACGCCCATTTGTTTACGCTTGGCGTAGTGACGCGCAGATCCGCGCGCCTCGTTCGGTACATGAAAAAATTTGTATTCTGGATAATTAATCTCAACCCACGAAAACAGCGACACTTGGTCGCCGTCCTCACTCAGCTTTTTTGCATCAGGTTGCGCATAGTAAATACGATACCGAGCATTATTAATACGCTGTTGAGCCTTGGTAATTCTCGCCATCAGTCGAACACCTTCTTTGCGATCACGTCACGTTTTTTACCGTTAATCCGGTGGGTGATCTTACTCGGGGCGCGGAACAGTGGCGCGTACTGCATGAAGTTGCGCGCGTTACCGGATTTCATGATCTTATTGAGCATGGATTTATCATCAACGTGCGGCATGACAGCCTTCATCTTGAATGCGTTTTTTCCGGCCACCGAGTCACCCCATGGGAAGAACACCTCGCGCGCCGTGTACAGTTTGCCATCCAGACGGATCCCGTATTCGAACAGCAGCCCCTCTTGATTCTTGGTTGGCTTAATGCTGAATGACTCTACTGGTATGAAGTCGCCTTCGGTGTAATGCTTGTTCAGTAGCTTCTCGTTAGGATCGATCAGCGTATTTCCGCACTCACGGCACTGGCGCGCGGCTGGGTCGTTTTTAGTTCCGCACCCGTTATGCAGTACCACGCCTGCTGGGTTTTTGATGTCTTCGCAGATACGATAAGACCAGAAGTGATCGCAGCGCTTGCCGCCATGCTCGCCGATACAGCGCCGCGCATAGAAGCTGTTTTCTGTGTTGCACAGTGGACAGATTTTTAACTCTTTTCGCTGTTTAGCAAAACTCAACTCCGCACGCTCAAGAATCGGATCATGGTAAAGCTGACCCATTTCGTGCATTGTGCCTGCGTAATCAAGCACTAGGTGATCGGTTTTCACTATTCCAGCATCGATCTGATATTGCTTAAGTGTGCGCATCCCTCGGCCTAGCAGCTGGGTGAGCAATGTCAGGCTACCAATTTTGCGCAAAAGCACGCTAGTGTCGATGATAGGTGCGTTAAATCCGGTTGTTAGGCACCCGATCTGCAATACGTATTTAACTACCCCATCACGCACCTGTTTTAGTAGCTCACGGCGGCGTTTGGTGGATAGGTCATCGGTGATCACTGCGCAGCTGCCTTCTGGTAGGTATTTTGCCGCCTCAAGGCAGTGTTTTTTGCCTGAGCACGTTATCAGCACGCCGTTGCGATCCTTGGTTAGCTCCATCACTTCCAGCATGATTTTTTGCGTCATCGTGCCATCGGATAGGATCTTTTTCTGCATGGCGCGCAATTGCTCGGCGGTAAAGTCCTGCGTGCCTTGTTCGTACATTGGCGCGAACTCGGTCAGGTCGTATTGAACATCGTCATGGCCGTAACCGAAGATTGTTGGCACCAAGAAGCCGCGATTAACCAGCGTTTCTGTGTCGATATTGTAGATCTGCTCTTTCCAGAAGTTACCGATAATCGGATCAATCCCTCGATATGGTGAGCCCGTGTAGCCGATAATCCGCATCCGCGGCTCGCGCGCCAACAACGTTTTTATAATCTTGCTGTACTGGGTTTTTGGCTCCTCAATCGATAGATCGTCAACATCCACCATGTGCGCTTCATCGATGAATAAAAACAGCGGCGCAAAGTCGGCAAGTTGATTATCCAGCGCGCGGCATACGGTGCCTTCTGTACCGACCACAATCGGGTAATACGTTGATTTCTTGCCAAGACTGGCCGAGAACAGCGAGTTTTTCACGCCAGCATTCCACATTTCTTCGCTGTCCTGCTCGGCGATCTCCCCTTGGCGGGTGATAACCAGTGCGCGGTGCCCCATCTCAGCCACACGATGGCACACCATTGCGATAAGCAGCGATTTCCCTGCCCCCACGGTGGCGTTAACGATAACCGGATCACGGCTGGTGCGGATATGTTTTGCCGTAGCCTGGTGCGCTTCCCATTGATAATCGCGCGGGGTAATTTCCCCGTAGGTCTTAATCATTTTTCGTCCTAATTTGTTGTTTACCTTTTGCGATAGTGTACAATACAAGCACAATATTACAAGGGGTAAATTATGGCGAATTACGATTGGGATCGCGACCTAAAGCCGAGAATGCTCGGTCTTTGGGCTGACTTCATTATGTCGGCCGTGTCGGTAGATTCAAAGATCTTCAACGGCAAGCATCAGCCGTGCCCGAGCTGTGGCGGGAAAGACAGATTCCGGTTCGACAATAACCAGCAAGAAAAAGGGGACGGCGGGTACATTTGCAGTCAATGTGGTGCCGGTGATGGCGCTAAACTTGCGTTAACTGTCACTGGATGGGATTTTCCTACACTGGTTGATGCAGTTGGGCGTTATCTCGGTGCGCAGCCGATCGAGCGAGTACAGGCGGTAAAATCAGCGTCATTCGCAGCAATCAAAGATAACTCACTCGGCAGTTATACCAACCACCAGCGCTGCGCAGAGTTTATGGCACGCTGCGTTGATTATCCGCTGACAGCATTCACTGCACACCACAACATTACGCCGCCACAAGTCAAAGTGCGGGAGCGCACCAGGGTGAATGGCGAGGGCATCAAAGAAATGGTCGATTGCCGCATGGCGATCCCTGTTCACCGGATAAATGCCGATCTGACGATTGGCGAGATGTGCAATGTGGCGCTGCTGGATAGCAAAGGCGCGATCACCTATCTTGCTGGTGGCGCGTCATACGGATGCGCTGCGGTGATTGGCGAGGACAGAGCAAAGGCGGTTTATCTCGTGTCTGACATCGTGGATGCGTGGATCACTCACTCAACCACTAACGCACGCATTCTGTGCGCTATGGATAGTTTGAATCTGGATGAAGTTGCTCATCTGCTTCAACCTGCTGCGGCTGCCGGTCGGCTGCGCATGGCCTGCAATCGTGATTTTGACGAGTTGTGCGCGGCTGAGAAAGCCGGATGCAAAGTGATCCTGCCAGTGGGTAAAACCATTTACGAAAGCCGAGCGTTTGAGATGAAGATTTATGATCCGGCGGTGCTGCTGGATGGGATGCAGAAAAGCGAATAATAAAAAGCCCCGATTAAGGGGCTTGTTTTTTAATAGTTACTTTCCTGTACTCCCAAACCCACCATCACCGCGCACCGTCTCGCTCAATTCTTCCACCGATTCAAACTCGTAACGCTCCACGTCAATGATCATGCCCTGGGCGATGCGATCGCCTGCTCGCACGCTAAAAATGCTACCGCCATCATTGCGCAGGCAGATTTTAAGCTCGCCGCGATAGTCGCTATCAATCACACCGACCACGTTACCAAGGCGCACGCCATGCTTAAACCCATGACCACTGCGCGAGTAGACCATCAAGGCTTTACCTTCTGGCAGGTCAAAAGCCAGCCCGGTGCTGATTGCTGCCTGTTCGCCGCCTAAAATATCATTGCCTTCAGCCGCATAAATATCAAAACACGCCGCGCCAACGGTTGCATAGGTTGGTACTTTTGCGTTTTCGTTTAGTAGTTTGATCTTAATCATTGTTATTCCTTTTCGGCTGTTTTTATTACTGATTTTCCGGTTTTCATTGGTCGGCCTCGATGATCTTATAATTATCTCTAACGTAATCGTCAGTCATTGAGTAATATTGAGTCCTTGCCTGTCCAATTCCATCAAGCCGAGATGATGACGGTAGAGTTAATCTTTTTGATATATTGAACGGGTATTCGCCGATAATGCTTGGGTGCATATATCCAGCAATCATAATATCTTTAACGCCAACGTAACGACCGCCCCATTTCTCAACCGTGTGTTTGTATGGCCTCCACCCCCTACTTGCTGTTTTTGTTTTCTTTTGCGCGTCCAGCCACTCATAAGCGATGCGCACACAGTCATAATGTTCTGGTTGATAATCATCACTAAATAATTCGGCAATTGCCGCTTTAATTTGTTCATCGGTCAACATAAACACCTCACAGTTTTGGTGATACATAAATAACGTTATCTTTAACGACAATTAAGCCTTTATTTTCTAACTCTGGCAGGATCTTGTCCTTTAATGTTGCTGTGATATTCGGTAGGCCGGAGAATGGCTTGCTGTTTTTCAGCAGACCGCGCAGATCGTGCACTTTTATTTTTCGTGACGCTGGCATACGGTTCCCGCGCTCTAATTTGCGCTCAATCACCGAAATAACTTTTTCAACATAGGCATCTGTACCGGCTACGCCTTGGCTAGCCACTGCCGCAAGATATTGCTGGAAAAGGCCGTCAAAAATGCTCATTGCCCACATAGTGGTTTCAAGATTAACGACAACAGGTTCATCTTTACCAAGCCAGCGAGTCAGAACATGCAGGATGCAGGCGATTTTCTTTACCTGCTTATCCATTTTGCCGATGGTGCCGCGCAGCAGGCCGTGATCATATTCCCCACCCTGCCGCAATTTCGGCTCATGCATCGTGCGAACGGCTGAAATGAAATCCTCTGACTCTTGGTCGAATCGCAAAACAACGTCATCATGGGTGACGATTTTTAATGCCAAATCCGAGTATTGGCGCGCCAGATCTGGATCAATTTTCACAAACGGTTTTGAGAAGTCACGATAACCAATCAATGGGCGCTCACGCAGAATTAAGAATCGCTCCGCAAGTCCATTACCTTGCGCTCCCGCCTCCATTAGCGCGCTGATTGTCATATCCTGCGCAATAACGAACACACTGCCGCACGCATTAAATGATGAGTTACCGCGACTAACGCGCGCAGAACTAACAACATCACCATCGAACCCAGACAGAAGCAGGTTTGCTGATTTAATATTACCGCCGCCAGCATCGTTGTAGTTCAGGCCGAGCAGAGTACTAAATCCGCCCATTTCATCGGAAACGAAAGAGAAATAGCCGTTGTTTTTGCTTGCAATTACCTCCAAACCCTCAATTGTCGCATCGTTTTTGAACACCTCGTAAATAGGGTGCTTTGCCAAATCATCATTCAGCTTTGCGAGATCCTCTTTCATTCGCTCAAGCGCAGCAGGTCGCTTCTCTTGCTTAATCTCTGCCTCAAGTGATTCAATCTTGGCTAGAATCTTTCCTTGCGCCTTTCTTGCCTCGTCGTTAATGAATACGAAAGCGTTATGCAATGGATCTTTGAATTTATTTATCGCACCGGACTTACCCGTGCCAGGCGGTTGCGATATGACAGCGTAAAGGTTTACTGGGGCATGATCGCCGTAATAATCAAACTTAAAATTACGCGCCATTGCAGCAGCTACAACACCCAAGCCAGTGATGAAGATTGAGGACTCAGGAAACTGGATGCTTTCAGAGATATTCTTAACGTAGCGAGAAAACATATCCTGACGCTCACCGCACAACTGAATATCTAAGTACCCGTCCTTGTCGCTATCAGTTGATGAAATTTCCGGCCAGAGTTGATTAGGCAACCCATCTGGCGGATACCCAAGATTTACTCCATGCTTTGCTGGTGTAATGCCAAGCGCCAAAGCCTCGGCTATGATTTGCTGATTGCTTGGTATGCGATACATTGGTTGCGAATCCATCACTTACCAGCCTCCTTTACCGCCTTGGTGAGCATGACCTCAATCATATTGTTAAAGCTGCGATTGTTTTCTTTTGCGATAGCCTTTATTGCGTCGCGCAATGAATTTGGAATGCGAATTGATGTTGGCTTAACTTCATCTTTCATGTGTACCTCCGTGACTCAACGAGTGTATTCTATATCTAATTGTAGTCACGAGTAAAGCTTTATCTCTAAATAATCAACACCAGCATCATTCAGCACTAGCCATTGTTAAAGCGGCGCAACTTTGCTATAAAGGCCGTGTAAATCCTCGCTACACCCTCATTTCAGCCGTAAAACCTCGATAAAATACCTGTTGCGCAACAAGTTGGGGAACCTTGGGGAACCTTTGGGGAAATTTTTTCCCCGTAAATTTCCGCTCCTAAGTTGTTGTTTTGTATCGCATTCAAATTCAATCTGCTCACCATTGGGGAAGATGGGGAAGGTTTTGACTCTCGTATACAACCCTGCATAAAAATAATCCGTAAATCACCAATATTTTTATTTGTCAATACCAATTTAAAAAAATAATTATTACAAATAAAATAAAGAGGGGGGGTTCCCCTTCTTCCCCCTTTATATGTTTTTGTTAATGTACACACTTAAAATCAATGACTTACGAGGGGGAACTTTTTTCCCCAAGGTTTCCCCAACGTAAAAAACCCTCCCCAAGCGAAAACCAACACAAAAACAACTTGCACCACCTCATGATATTGTGCATAATTGCCACAACAACGAAGCAATGAGGATTGGAAATGATGATCACCCACAAACAACCCACAGTGAAATTGCAGATCAAGGCCGACGCGGTAGTAGATACCCGCGTTTCACTGGATGAATGGAACGCCGCAACGGATGACGAGCGCGGTGAATTGGTTGCTGAACACTGTGCGTTTAACTCGGATGTGGCAATTCTGACGCCAGAGGCTACCGCTAGCGGCCTTTCTGCTATCGAGGCAAGCAACCCTACCGCTTTAGGTGCCGGTGAGCTTACACGGCTTTGTATGGCGTTAAATGATATGCACAATGAAATGCAGTTCGAGTGCGGGAAAGTGGTCGGAAAAGGTGAGCCGATGACGGATTTAACCAGAGTGCGGGCTATGTGGGAGCGGTTGATGGTTATTGGGCGGGAGATTGGTCTATGAAGCGCAGAGCCAAGAAATACAACAAAAACAAATGGTTAATTCATCAAGTGAACCACACGCTGGATAATTGGGCGGTTGGTTTTCTGGCTGGCATGGATAATTGCGTTGCAATCAACTTAAACACCATGCAGGTACTTGAGGCGATAGATCCACAGTTGGCGGATGTAATCATAGACCATCGCCACAAGTGGAAAGTGGCGATTATGGCGCTTTGCAAGGATGACTTCGGGAATCCGTATATCAAGTGCGATGAAATCAGCATTAGCGATAGCGTCACGCACTCGGAGATGCTGCCGATTCTGAATGATGCACACTCAGTGCTTTGCAGCGAGTGCAACAAGAAACATCTAATAAAACCGGCGTGGATTGCTTACGCTGGCCGGAAAGGGTTCGATCCTGAGAAGATGATGCCTAAGTTTATGAAAGTTTTTGATTCTCTTGGCGGGTTTGAGTAATGAAACGTGTTATTTCTGGCGATGCCGACATGATTGATTTAGTTATTGCTAATAAAGCAATTGATTATCACGCTTTGCGTTATGGGACTGGAAATTTAGGGCATGAAGTGCTTCACAAAGTGTCTTACCGTGGGCGGACTAAATACGTTGAAGTGACGACTCGCAAGACGCAATACAGCGCGTGCGTGTTGAATGGGAAGCGTGAGTTGCAAAGGCTGTGTCATGCATAAACTAAAAATATTTTAATAAATAGCTTGCGCAACTAAAGATGTTTTAGTATAGTTAACCCATCGAAACGAAACACGAAATGACAACCAAGGAGCACAAAATGACTACTTTCACCAACATCGAATCTGCAGTTAACCGCATTGCTGACGTTCTGGGCCTCGACACTGACGGAGCGGTATGGGTGTACGAAAACAGCGATTGCCCAGCGTGGGATGCAGATGATTTCGCTGATTACGATTTCCTCAGCGATGAGTGCGTATCCATGATCCCTGCGGAGTTTGTTAAATAATGACTCCGAGCGAGCGAGCAAAAGAGCTGGGCTGCAAAAGCCTGGCTCATGTTGTGAAAGTAACAGAGCAGAGCGAGCAAACGCTGATCAACTGGTTTCGCTCACGACCTAAAGTTTTTGATGCCTGCTGCATGTACGCGGCGAAGTTGGAACAAGAAAATGACTGACGAAATCCAAGAGGTCGAGTGCCCAAAGTGCGGCGCTAAGTGCCGAGATTTTACGCCTGAGGCTGATTTCATTGGCTGGAATGGGCATTGTGTGCGGTGTGATATGGAGATGAATGATGAGCAAGCGTGAGAGTGGGTGGTATCGGGTTTGGATTAATGAGTCAGCAATTCCATTAATTGGAATTTACGATAGACAAAAAGATGAGTGGGGATTCCCTTATGCTGACGGAACTTACTTAGAGGATGGGCTTTATAAAATAGATCCAAAAATGGTCATGACATTATCAGGACAAATCGTCTACAACCAGCCAGCGCACGACACGATGTACAACACGAAGCAGGAGGGGTGAAAATGCGCGGTGTATGCAAATCCTGCGGCCACATATTGCACTTAGAGCGCGGCGAGTGCCATCACTGCCGAGATAAGCACGCAAGCGGTGATATTTGGCTGGCAGCAGCAATTGTACTGGTGGTGATCGGTGTGCTTCTAGCTTGGTTTGGGGTGGATTGGCTGTTTGAGTCCACGGTTAAGTTGACAATGGCGGGGTGGTGATTGTGAATAGAGATGAATTTAACAGGCTTTACACATGCAACATAACACCA